CCTTCGCCTGAATTGTTTGAAATAGTTATACCTATGCCAGCGACAAGATCCTGAACATAATCGCCGATCGTGTGGGTTCCAAGTGCGACGGAATCTTGGACGATGGTGGCAGTGAGTGTTCCATTACCGAGATCCGTTAAAGTGACAGAGCCCGTCAGGTCGCCCGCAAGATTTATGACAGGAGAAACTCCAGTAATTGTTGGATTTGTCAACGTCTTGTTCGTGAGAGTTTGCTCGTCAGCGAGAGTGACCAGGTTGGCGGTGTCCGCTATGCCGTGAATGTTGGTTGTATCAGATTCGTGATTTGATATGTCAACGGTGCTGGCAACGTTGACATATGTTGTTCCGTCATTGGTGAACTGCCACTCATCGTTCGTCTCGTTCCAACGCAACTGTACGTTGGTAGACGAGCCTCTCTCAACCTCGATTCCAGCGTCGAAAGAGGGAACCCCGGTAACACTGCTATTCAAAATAACAATATTGTCCTCAACACTAAAGGTTTCCGTATTCAAGGTAGTAGTGTTTCCCTGAACGGTCAAATTACCGGAAATAATGAGATTAGAATCAATTTGAACACTGTCTTGAGTTTGTATCAAGGTATCACTCGACTGAGACCAATTCAAGGAAGTATTGACCAACACTCCTGAATTGTTTTTGTAGTACAAAATTCCTTTTACCGGGTCGACCGCTATCTGACCTTGGGATATAGTGGGCGTAGGCATCTGTTTATCCTTGATTTTTTGTTATACTAGAAAGTTCCACCATCAAAAACCGTATTGCTGATCGTTACAGAGCTCAAAGTTCCGCCAGTTATTGACACGGAAGATGCGTCTTGAACCGCCATGGAACCAAGACCAAGAGTGGTTCTTGCGGCCGATGCGCTTGCGCTGGCGATAAGGTCTCTTGCATACGATGTCAAATCAGTCAAAGAAGCTGTGCCAGAACCAGTGAAGTAGGGAAGTTTGTTCGCCGCAGAAGTCAATTCCGCAAGAGCTGCGAGTTCGGCATCATATGCCTGAACATCTGTGCCTATTGTCAAACCAAGATTGGTTCTTGCGCTTGATGCCGAAGTTGCTCCAGTACCACCACTGCCTATAGATATCGTAGAACCATTCCAGGTTCCTGTCGTAATAGTGCCCACAGAAGTCAGGCTTGAGTTAACGACGTTTGAACCCAGAGTAGTGTTCGAAAGAACTGATACTCCACTTATTTGATAAACCTTGCTTGTCGCAAGATCCATGTTCTCTGAAGATGTCCAAGAATCGGTTCCATCAACCCAATTGAACGTCTTGTCCGTCGCGCCCTTCACCGTTATTCCTGCGCCATCTGCAGAAGAATTTGTCGGAGAAGGAGTGTTGGCAACAACTATGTTCTTGTCTTCCACAATCAGGGTAGAAGTGTTCAAGGTTGTTGTTTCACCCTGAACCAACAGATCTCCAGTTACCGTGAGATTGTTCGGTATAGTTACGTTGCTCGCCAAAGAAAATGTCACGTTTCCATTTGCGGCAGAAACTGCTATTTGATTACCTGTACCCGCAACAGTCAAAACGCCTTCGTTGGTGACGGTGAATGTTCCACCTTCGACACCTGTGTTCGATACCGAAACACCGGTACCTGCCGCAACTGATGAAACATAGTTGCCTGTCGTATCGGTTCCGAGAGCAACCGAGTCTGCGGCAACGGTGGCGGTCAATGTTGCGTTCCCAAGATCGTTTACAGTGACACTACCAGTAAGATCTCCGGCTAATGTAATTGTGAAATCATTGACATTCAAATTCACTTTTGCGTTTGCATCATCATAGGTGGCAGAAATACCAGAATGAGTTCCGTCTGTCAACAGCGCTGCTGCTGCATCTTGTGCATCTTCCGTGAATGCGGTTATCTGTCCGGTGACAATCGAGATCAAACTGGTTCCAGCTGACGTCAAACGACCTTGTGCGTCAACTGCGAACGTTGCGACACTGTTGGCCAAACCATAGGATCCTGGCGTAACCGCCGTGTTATCGAGATTGATTGTAATTGTGTCTGTTGCGGCTGCAACAGAAGTAAGTCCGATTCCACCGGCTATAGTTAATGTGTCAGAACCTGTTGTTATGGTTTGACCCGTACCAGTGTCACCAGCGACGACGAAAGAAGTCGCTACTGCACCAACCAAACTGTCAACATAAGACTTTGTTACCGCATGCGTACCCGCAGAAGGTGCAGGTACGAAAACCGCACCAGTAAAAGTCTTGTCTCCAGAAATTGTTTGCGCGCTGGTCAAAGTCGCAAATGCGCCAGGACCAGCAATCGCCAAAGCAGTACCAGTCCCACCTGCTCCAGCCGTACCTTCTCCATAGTAGAGCGTATCGTCAACTTCGTTGAAGGCCAGCTCTGCATTGTGTATTTCTGATGGGGCCCCGGCTGCTCCGGAAGTCCTGCGTCTAATTCTTAGTATATTGGCCATATCTAAAAGTTTCCTCCGTCTACCAGGTTTTCTTCGTCATAATTCACCCAGACTGCACCGTTGTAGCGCAAAATCTGGCCACTGTTTACCGAGTTTATAGTAACATCAGTCAAACCATTTAAAACTGATTGATTAGATATGCTGTTTTCTGCGGCAATTATTCTGTCTTTCACCGTCAAATGAGAACCCGCCGGATTCACCCCAAGCACAGTTTGTATGGCTTCAAGTGCGTCATTTGCGTTGGCGTGTTGCGAATGATGAGGAACAGTAATCGAATTAAGAGTGTCGTTCGCCGTAGGATTAATCAAATTATCTAGAGCGGTTGGATACTGTGAGGGCATTTTGTTTCCTTAAAATGAAAGTATTTTGGTTGATTCGTCGCTCCAAAAAATAGTAACAGAATTAACTGAATTTGAACCCTCAAAAGGCAAACCGCTGGAAGTATCAATGTAAAAAATTAATCTTGCCTGAGCGTCAGACACATGATGTTGATACATCGCAAATGCATCAAAAGCTGCTCCACTGTAATTTGTTATGATTAAATCATCTGCATCAAGTACTCCATTTTCACTACTAATTGAAGTTATCGCTTCTGACCTGGCAACTATCGCATTTGCTGGAACAGCGCTGACATATTCGTCGGTATTTTGATTCGGTGTGTATTCTGAATTTTTTAGAAACAAAACTTTTAATTGATTTGCATTTACGTCTATGTCACCGTTCAAAAAAGCTTGTTTGGCTTTTTTGTAAACAAAGTTTGACATTTAAATACCTACATCTTTTGAAACTTTAATTCTGTATTTGTAGCCTTTTTGAAAATATTTTTTGTTTTCAGTAAAATACGAAGGAGTAGCTTCATTCAAAGAAGGAAAATCAACATAAACTTCTGGTTTCCAAGAATGAGTTACGACTCTGGTACTTATCGTTTCCCATCTGCCGGGTTGTCTTTGTATTTTTTTCTTTTGTGCGACAAAATATTTATTGTTCAAAAAGTTTGCCGCTGGTCTTTGGTTAAACCTGACTTTAATTCTTCCATTTGAATAATTATTTTCAAGATAAAAAGCTCCGCTTTCTGGATCAGTTTCCGTTATATAGAAATCAGGATTTTTTGCTATTATTTGATGACCAGTGAACGCGTTGATTTTTATCGACTTGTCTTCTATCAAAATATCTTCAAGTTTTGGTTCATTCACACTATTGAACGGAACTCTGGGACCAGGTTCGCTTGGAGTTGCTCCAGAAGCCAAAGTAGTGAAGACTATCTGTTCTTCAAATATTCTTTCGTTGGCTGCATCAACAAAATTTACAAATCTTATAACATACTCAGTTGCTGGACTCAATTGAGTCTTCCAAAACAACTTGAGCGTCCTTGATATCTGATTGTAGTCAGACAAAGTTTCTATAGTTTTAAACGGCGCATTCAAGACTGTCGGTGTAGCTGCAGTCGTTTGTACTATGATATTTTCATTTTTGATTGAAGATATTTTTATCGTTCTTCCGAATTTTACAGAAACCGTTCCTATGCCAACGGCGGCTTCTTGTATCAAGGGTAAAGCCACAATATCTCCTATCTCTTACAAGGTAACATAGTAACGTCGTAACATAAACAACGAAAGGCGACTGACCTGCGTCAGTCGCCCCTTCGCCGCTTAGAAGTTAACTATAACGGTTCTAAGTTGTGTTGCCCAATTTCTTGATAAGTTATTCCACTTCGCGGGTGATCATGACCTCGTAGTTACGGGCAAGTCTAACGTTCTTGGCAACCGTAATACCCTCACCGTCACCGAGCATCACGATGTCGTAACGCTCTTTCATCTTCATTTGACGAATGTCGCGTGAAGGATCGTCGAACTGATCGGTGCTCATGTCGTCTTTGACGAGCATGGTACCGACTTCGTTACGGTCGATCAGGAACAAGTCCGACATGGCCGGTGTTGAACCACTCTTTGCGGTGAAGCTGACGAACGGAGACACGATCACGTTCAGACCCATGGGGGCCGTTGCGTTAAGGGTGCCTTCTTTCGACTGCGGACGATAGCCCCAGCTCGTGTTTACGGCAGATGCCGAACCACCAGCGTGGAAGATGGAATCTTTGAGGAAAATCGACCACATAAGCGGGTGCAGAATGAAGTCTGTCGGAACATGGTTTTCGGCCATGAGAACGGCTGCCATGTCGACGATATCATCCCAGGTAATTGTTTTGTTGGCTACGCCGTCAGAACCACGACCTGTCGTGTCAGCGTACGATTCGCTTTCGTTGTCAAAGACGACAGTTGCGGCGTCCTTGAAACGGCTGAGCGCGATCTGCTCCTTTAGACGTGCCATGGCACGACCAGCAGCACGTACGTGCAAGCCTACAATGTCCCAAAGCGAATCAGCAATCACTTCTTCGGTAAATGCGAGTTTGACACCCTTTTTGGACACCTTGCCCTCGACCTGTTTTGCAAAAGCGAGAGCTTGTTCTGGATACTCTTGTCCTTCTGGTATCTCCGCAGCTTGAATTGCGTTAACTGCCGGGAACTCCAAGGAGCGCCCCTTTCCTAGACGTACTGTCGAAAGCAACGGGGTGACCAACAACTGTGGCTCCGCTGCTTCTTTCAGGGTGCGCGAAATCACTTTGGGGAACAATGCCGCTGCATCGGGTGACGCAAACGCTTCCTTAATGGTGACCCTGCTTTCTCCGTCAATATATCCATCTTCAGTTAATGCGGCTTCCCAAGCGGGGAGACCAGTTAGGAGCTCTTGAATTGATTTGCTCATTTTGGAACTATTCCTCCTGTTTTATTATTTCTTTTGTTTTTACTTAAAGTGTTAGATTGACACGGAATGCGCCAGACACCTTGTATACATCCAGATTCGCACGAATTCCGAGCTTACCTTTGTTTGGACCAGCCTTTGTGATTTCATAGACGGTCTT